TTATACATTTAGTTTTAATGTAAAATATTATGAGGAAGTAAAAGAAGAAATCAATAAACTATGAAAATACTATTAGTAACAGGTCAAAAAATAATGGGTGGCGAATACCACAGGTTAATCGTTCCTCATTCTAAGATGTACTTGCAAGGACACGAGGTCAGCCAAATGGCGAGTATAGACCACGTTCCTGAATCGCAGCTATCTCAGTTCGATTTAATAATTGCGAGCAGGTCCATCTCAAGAATAGGCAATGAAGAAAACGTATGGAAGATTCTTAAAAGATTAGGCATCCCAGTTATTATAGATACGGATGACCATTATCAATTAAGCGATAGCCACGTTCTAAAAAAAGAATGGAAACTTAACCATAGGGCAGAGGCACTAATCTACAACTTTAGCCAAGCGGATGCAATAATGGTGACAACTCCTTACCTCAAATATGTGGTGTCGCAGTTCAATAAAAACGTGGAAGTCTTCCCAAACACTATCGATTTCGAGCAACCTCAATTCATACCTAACCCAGAGATTGCAGCAATGAAGTCGGATTTGGTTAACATTGGGTGGAGTGGTTCAGTAACACACCTAGAAGATTTGCAACTAATAGAAGGCGAAATCCTATCTTTGAATAAAAGTCCGTACAAGGATTACAAGTTTATGCTTGCAGGTTTCTACGATGGTGATTCAATTTGGCATAAGTATGAAAAGATATTTACTTCAAACTACATCCTAGACGATAACAATTACGGCAGGATAAATGCAGCAGATGTTTATAGCTATGCACAAGCGTATAATTTAATGGACATCGGATTGATTCCTTTAAGGTATAACGAGTTCAATAGAGCAAAGTCTGAATTAAAGATGTTGGAAATGGGTGCATTTGGTTTAGGTGTTATTGTATCGGATGTGGAATCCTACCAATGGATGAGCAAACACGGCAAGAATTGTTTAGTTGCAGGTAAAAAGGATTGGTACAAAGCAATGCGCAGGCTAATTGAGAACCCTGAGTTAAGAAAAGACTTAGGCAGTCAACTAAAAGAAGATGTTATGCAAAATAGCAATGAGGCTTTATGGCGTAAGTACAGAATGGAATACTACGATAGTATTATATCGAGCAAATAATATATTTAAAATTATGCAAAGCAGAAAAGTAAAAATTTCAGAGGTCAAGTCAAACCCAAACAATCCAAGACAAATAAAGGATGATAAGTTTGCAAAGCTGGTTCAGTCTATCAAAGACTTTCCTGAGATGCTAGACATTAGACCAATAGTAGTTAACGCTGATATGGTTGTTTTAGGCGGTAATATGCGTTTTAAAGCGTGCAAAGAAGCGGGATTGAAAGAAGTGCCTATCATAGTAGCAGAAAACCTAACAGACGAGCAGCAAAAAGAGTTTATAATTAAAGACAACGTGAGCGGAGGTGAATGGGATTGGGATATGCTTGCCAACGAATGGGAAGTTGAGCAGTTAGATGAATGGGGATTGGATGTTCCTATAAATTTAGAAACTGAGTTGGAAGCGGAGGAGGATGACTTTGAAGTTCCTGAGGGTGGAATTGAAACGGATATTGTCTTAGGTGACTTGTTTGAGATAGGTGAGCATAGGTTATTGTGTGGGGATAGTACGCAAACAGATACATTCCAAAAGTTAATGCAAGGAGAGATGGCAGACATGGTTGTTACCGACCCGCCTTACAACGTAGCTTATGAAGGTAAAACAAAAGACGCACTTACTATTGAGAACGACTCAATGGGTAACGATGACTTCTATAAATTTCTTTATGACTTTTATTCAGCATTAACTACTGCAGTAAAAAAGGGCGGAGCAATTTATGTTTGGCACGCTAGTTCGGAAGTAATTAACTTTGGTAAAGCTATGGTTGATGCAGGATGGTTGTTAAAACAGCAATTAATATGGGTTAAAAATACAATGGTAATGGGTAGGCAGGATTACCAATGGAAACATGAACCATGTTTGTATGGGTGGTTAAAGGGGGATAGTCATAAATGGTATTCAGATAGAAAGCAAACAACTGTAATCGAATGGGATAAGCCATCAAGAAACGGAGAGCATCCAACAATGAAGCCAATAGGATTATTCTCATATCAAATAGAAAACTCATCAAAGCAAGGGGATATTGTTTTGGATGCATTTGGTGGAAGCGGAACAACAATGGTGGCTTGTGAGCAAATAAAAAGAAAAGCAAGGATTATTGAATTCGATCCAAAATACTGCCAAGTAATAATAGACAGAATGATAAAACTTGATTCAAATATTAAAGTAACAATTAATGGAAAACCTTATGAGCCAAAGCAAAAAGCATAGTCTATTAGAAAGCATATCAAACGTAATATTGGGTTTGTTAATTAGTTTTCTTATTCAATTATGGATATACCCATTACTCGGAATACCTGTCACAATTAATCAAAATATATTTATTACAACTGTTTTTTTTATTGCATCCTTTTTAAGAGGATACATTATTAGGAGGATATTTAATGGCATACGATAGAATAAAAATATACGAGCAAGCACTTGACCTAATAGAGAAGAAGAAACTTTTTTTTATTGAGGATGTGGTAACTTTACTCCCTTGTACTAAATCAACTTTTTATGATTTTTTTCCAATTGATTCAAACGAATTGAACACCATAAAAGAGGGATTGGACAAAAACAAGATTGAAGTCAAGAACGGACTGAGGAATAAATGGTACAATGGAAACAACCCATTAACGCAAATGGCTCTTTACAAGTTAATTGGAACTGAGGAGGAGTATCATAGAATCGCCAGCACCAAGACTGAGAATAAAAACATCAATATTGAGAAGCCAATATTTGGAGGGATAAATTTAGATGTTGAAGAAAACGACAGCACAAATTAAAATCCGCAAACTTAGAAAGCGAATAAGGATAGTTAGGGGTGGAACATCTGCATCCAAGACTTTCAGTATTATTCCCTTTTTAATAGAGTATGCGCTTTCAAAGCCAAAGCAAGAGATAAGCATAGTAGCGGAAACCATCCCTCATTTGCGAAGGGGTGCGCTGCGTGACTTCTTGAAGATAATGGACTTGATTGATATGCTAGATGAATCTAGTTACAATAAGTCAACAATGACTTACAAGTTTAACAATGGTTCATTTATTGAATTCTTTAGTGCGGATAACCCTGCGAAGTTACGAGGTGCGAGGCGTGACGTATTGTTTATAAACGAGTGCAATAACATCACTTGGGAATCTTACTACCAACTAGCGATAAGGACTAAGAAGTTTATTTACTTGGATTACAATCCCGTTTCTGAGTTTTGGGTAGATACCGAGTTGCTGAGCGATGCAGATGCAGAAATGATAGTTCTGACTTATAAAGACAACGAGGCACTTGAACCGAGCATAATAAGGGAAATTGAAAAGGCAAGGGATAAGGCATCCACTTCTACTTATTGGGCTAATTGGTGGAACGTTTACGGATTAGGTCAGATAGGAAGCCTGCAAGGGGTTGTATTCGATAATTGGCAGCAGGTCGATTCAATACCTTTGGATGCTACCTTAGTTTCATACGGCATGGACTTTGGGTTTACGAATGACCCTAGCACGCTAATCGGGATATGGAAGTCAGATGGCAAACTCTGGATTGATGAATTACTCTACCGAACCAACATGACCAATAACGACATCGGCAACTTTTTAAAGTCTATTGAGTTTGGGCGCAATGAACTAATATGCGATAGTGCTGAACCGAAATCTATTGAGGAACTTTACAGGCAGGGGTTCAATGTTAAGCCATCGGTAAAAGGGGCGGACTCAATCAAGATAGGAATAGACACCTTAAAGCGATATGAGTTAATGGTTACTAAACGCAGCACGAACCTAATCAAAGAACTGCGAGCCTACCAATGGGAAACAGACAAGGAGGGAAAGCTAACAGGCAAGCCGACAGATAGCATGAATCACTTATTAGACCCTTTAAGATATGTTGCGCTGCTAAAATTGAATAACCGACCTAGCGGA